AAGAATATGCCGAGGCACCAAGTCATAAATGCAATTGTCGTCCAAGTTGATTTTCGACTGAATAATTGCTTTAACATGTGCTTGAAGCCGTCGCTGCCTAAATAGATAGCGATCACGAAGATGATCAGGAGCAATCGCTCCAATATCCTTCCCGCCAATCCAGATTTCAGCAAATTCGATATCATAGTCTTCCAAGTGTGGAGACCAAGCCCAAGTGCGGTCAAGATTACGAGGAAGCCTGTCAAAATAAAAATTTCCATTGTAAAATACTCCTTTGCAATCCCGCTTGTCGTCAAGTGTTTGAAATGTCACTAATACCCCCGATTGAATAAACTCCCTAGCTTTGTATCATCGGAAGCCTTTTTTGTCAAGCTGTTTTTTTTGTTTTGTTTTCTAATAATTGAGTTGATCCCACCATCTTTAAATTTGCGAGTCTCTCTAAACGTATCATTAATATAACCTATGGCGGTTGATCTGTCAAATGTTTTTTCATATTTTATTGAATCTCTTATAAGTTTATTTAATTCAATTTGATTTAATGGGCTATTTTCCTCTATGTTTCTTATATTACAATATAATCTTATTATTAGTTTAGTGTTATTAGTTAATTCAAATATAGTATTGTTGTTAACATTTTTACGATAAATTAATTCCGATTGTGTCTTGGTCCCACATGATTTCAGTTTTTTGTAAAAAGGATTTTGATTGACAAATTGACGATAAGAGGTTACAATTGATCTTATCATTTTATCTACATCTGTGAGGTGAGTTTGAGTATATCTCGTTCTAAATACATCGGAAACATTTGTCATCCCGTATCTCTGGAGATATGGCTTGATTGCTGGTGACGCTAAATCTGCTACCAACAACCATGGTGAGTTCTTAGCGACAGAAAAACCTATATTTTTTGCTAAGTTTAAGTAATATTGGAACGCTTCATTTTGTATAAAGAAATCGTCTTTTTGGGCGTCTTGACTAAATGGCAGGTCTGATACGGATACCGCTATGCCTGATGTGAATATTGAACTTTGAACTCCAGATAAAAATCCAGTAAATGTAATTGGTGATAGTGGTCCTTGATCCTTAGAATATTTAATTAAGTTCTCGACATATTGATTTATGTTTAATACTTCCTCGGACCTTTCACCCCTAATTATATAATTTATTCCATATTCACTCAATAAATCGGATATGTATAGCGAGTAATCAAATTCAGGCTCCTCATATGATCGATATGCATTTATCTTAGATAAATATGGATCATCATTATTCAATAATTGAAGTCGGCATGCTTTTTCAAAACTGTTAACCAAGTCAAGGTACATATCTGCCACAAAATCTAATAACTGCACTGCACTTTCTGGGTTTTGTGTGTTAGTCAATGATACCATAAAATTTGGATTAGGCGCAACAGAACTAAGACCTTGATCTATTCTACCATATAAAGTTCTCTCTGCGAAGTTGAAATCAACTATTGGCTTTTGATCTAAACCATCAGGCTCTTTGTCGTACGCATTTAATTTATATCTCGCTCTTTCACCAGCCAGATTGCGTGTGATCCTCTCATTATTTTTACCAAAAAATCTTGCCATTATTGAGGCTCCTGTGTTGGTGGCCTACCGTCATTGTAATATCTGATACCGCCAATTACATATGAGTCGTCCTCTTGTTGTTGTGTTGTACCAGTAAAGTCAAATAAATTATCGGTCCCCAAAGATTGTGCCTGCGTTTGAACTCCTGTCTCCTCAGCGGCGGCTTCTGTTGGTGTCAAGGCAACGCTATTAGTGTATTGTTGAGTCGTTGGGGGCGGAGGTGGTTGCTCTACATTTTCAGCTGGCTCAGGAATCACTGACTCTTGACCCCTGAGAGCATCAAGGTAGCTCGTTCTAACAGAGGTAACGAGGTTAGAGCAAGTTGGAGATTCTGCTGAGGGTTCTGTAACATCTGTATCTTGAGTTTCATCTTGTTTGCCTTGTACATTAAATCTTGTATCGCCGTCACCAGAGTAAACAAACATGGCGTCCACAGTGGTTTTAAACATTCCTGAAGATATTACAGAATCAACTTTTTCTATAATATGGTATCCTCCAAGACCAAGCTTGTTTGCAATTGAGTTGGAACGATTAGGTAAAAACTCTTCTCCACCAATACCGAAAGGATTAATATAAATTAACATGCCGGGATAAAACAGCGTATTTCCAAACATTGTTAAGTTAGCACGATAAACGGCACCAAGTTGAAGTAAGCCATCGACTCCCTCCCTTTGGAATCTCGCCTCTCTGATGTACGACATGTCAACCTTATTGAATTTAACATCATGGATTATTCCTCGATCTTGCCCCAAGTGAAAATGATAAACGCCGTTTTCAAGATCTTCTACATATTTCCCTGTGCCTGAAGGAAGAGTTGTTGAGAAAGCAGGATACACAAGCACATAATTTACCATGTCGTTTATATCAGCGCCTTCTTTAAAAGCGAATGGTAATTTATTTTGATCTAAAACAATAATTGGCTCACTAATACTAGCCCTATTACCTAACGGATCATCGGACGCATTAACCGTTGTCGTTTGAAAATTAAAAGACTTACGATAATCTCTATTGAGACATGTATCAATAAGAGTATCTGCTACAAGATTATTCAATAAATCTCGTAAATAAAACATTATCGGGTAGGTTCTTTTCTTTGATTTTACAACATGTTCGGTCCACCACTCATCAAAATATCTATGCGATATTGGTATTTGTGCTATATTAATTGCGAACACTCCCGTATCTTCAAAAAAGTTTTCAAACTCAATTGTTGGCATGATAAATTTTGTTTTATTAACAGGCTCAGCATTCTTGTTATCGGCGTACATTGAGTCTAGCATAACATATAATAAATCACCTAGAAAATAATATGTGTCCTCATCGTTGATTAGTTGAATCCTGTCAGTACCACCATCTTCGATCTCTGGTCTGTTGACAAAATATCCTTCTGATCTAAATCCTCCATCTGAATTTATAATAAATGTTCTTACTTTACCTAAATCTAGCAATCTCTTGTAGGTTCTTTGATACAAATCTTGAATGACTAGACCCTCTTCGGCTGCGTATATTCTTTTAATTCTGGCAAGCTCACCGGGCGTACAAGTTCTTTTTGCGGTCTCTAATTTAAGTTGTCTTGATTTTCTTTCATCTATAAGTGCTTGATCGGTCAGCGCATCCATTGAGGTGCCTTTAAGAACGCTTTCGATGTAGCCTCTATATTGTGCTTTGATCTCAATAGTTCCGTCTTTCTTAAAATCAAGCTCATGTTCTACCATGTTGAGATAGTACGATCTATTTGTTTTCTCAATTACATCTCTTACATTATCAGGGTCAATACCCCTCTTTTGGCATGCATCGCTGAATTGTGCGTCATTTGTTGGGACACGCCAACCAACGTCGGCCCTTATTCTAAAATATGCGGGTGAATATTGATCTGGATGTGTAGCCCCATATCCAAATGTCGGATTGTTGGTATCTTTTTTGTCAAAAAATATTAAGTCAACAAAACGAAATGTGCCTTGTGTTGTCTCAACAGGAGTTATAAAATCAGAGAAGTCCTGAAAAAATAAAGTTAAGTTAGCAGTTATATCATTCTTGGCGGTCGCAGGAGTTGTTCCATTAAAAGAAAACGAAAAATCTTTAATGCCAAATCCCGAGCCTCTAAAAAACTTATCGTTGTCTTTAAACAATGTTTTAAGAATATTTGTAGAGTCTGTTGAATTTCTAAAGATAAACTCAACTTGTTTTAAATTTGCACCCTCGTTATATACCTTGTATAATCTAATCTTGGGTGTAAGAAAGGCTTGAATCTCTGGCGTTATATTTAGAAAATCATTTATCGTATCATCAGTTGGTGCGTTTAAAAAATTTACTAGTCTGTCATTTTTACCAAGAGGAAGCCCTACCATGTAGAATCTCTCTTGATATGGTGACGGCTGATGTATTTTTTCTAAGGGGGTCTGATCTTCGCTTTCTTCAAGCGCCCCCTCGGTCCTTATGATGTCAACAAACGTATCTTTAAGTTTATCCATATTAGCAAGCAACACACACTGTTGATAAAATTTTTGCCTACTTTCTATATCCTCATCAGATAGTTCTCTTTCAAAGCCGCCTTCTCCAGCCAGACCAGAGTCAGCCAAGGCATCCAGCGCAGCAGCTTCAGCAGTATCTAATATATCATCAACAGGCGCGTCGGGGTCATCCTGTATCGTTAAGAAAAGCTGTAATCTTCTCTCGTATTCAAAATCATAAACGAGATTTCTTGTAATTTGTAAGGCGGTGTTTTCTGCACTATTATTAAAATTTGAATCAATATTTGCTGGTTCTCTTAATGAGTCAACCAAGAATGCTTTATATGATAAATCTAAATACTTAGATGGGCTTTTGTAATCTGTAAACAAATCTTTTAAAAAACCAAATATACCTCTTCCACCGCCTGCTTCTAATTCAGCCAGTCTAAATTCAGTTGTTATGCCACTAACTCTTCCTTGCAATACAGCAGAATCAGAAGCTTTTATTGTTCCCTCTGAGAGTCTGGGATCCGATCCATTTTCTGCCAAATATGCATCAGCTATCTCATTCCATTTTGATGCATCGATAAATGCTCCTTGTTGAAGAACTTCAACCTCAGAAAATGGCACTAAATATGTACCACCAGATGCATGATTTGAGATGTTTATTCTTAGAAGATTTGAGAAATTAAACGCCAAGCCACCAGATATATCTTTATTAACAAGATCTGATACTTTATCATCGTATTTTTCAAATGAGAATTCAGATAACGCTGGGCCTAGACTCTCGTTTGATAAATTTTGAATAACTTTTTTAAATTCTTCACTATCTTCTGGGAATTCTATTACCCCAAGCCTTGTTTCATTATAAGATAAATTGCTGTAACCTCTTCGATCAAAAGAAATTTTTGATATTTCTATAAAGGCTTGCCTATAATCACCAGCATCACGTTGAGGAATCTGCTTTGTGCTTCCATCGCTAAAATTAAGTGTTATGTCATACTTTCCAGACAACTCGCCACTGAAATATAATCTGTATTCCTCTTCTGTAAAAGATATTTGAGTAAGCCCCGATCTAAAACCATATCTTGGTTCAGGTCGCCCACCGCCAACAGAAGACGTATTTGCCTCGATTTTTTGTTTTAAAGCCTGAAGGGACATGCTACTCCACCATTGTCAATACACGAACAAGAGGCTGAGGAATAAACAGAACGTCTCCAACTCTAAGATCACCCTCGAACGGTATCTTATTAAATTGTGCTATGACCCACCAAAAATCTTTGTTCCCGTAAAAGTTAAATGCTATTTTCATGAACGTATCGCCTGATTTAAAATGGTATTTAACTAAATTAAGATTTTCAACTTCTTCTTTTGTTGGATATCTTAATTTTGGGGTTCGAAATTGTTTTATTTGTTTTACGTTTCTGTCTTCAAATAAATTTTCGTATTGATCTGATCGGTTTGTGCCGGTTTTTCTATTGTCGTATCTACCCATTTATAAATTCCTATTTAAAATCAACGAGAGTTGGGGCTGTTATAATTGATGGTTGGGGTGCGTCTGGTGAAAGACCATCGGTGAGCGAGGTGCCAAATGGAAAGTTTGGACTCTCAGCGATACCATCTAAAATTATGTTATCTTGATGTAAGACATTAAAGTCACAACTAAGCTGAATTAGTTTTGGATATAATTGTTGGCCTCCGACATTATCAGTAAACATACCAGATTCTAAACTGGGAGCCCAATTAACTGATGTTATATATCCTAAAAGTCCCTCGTTTGGTCCGTTATTGCTGAAGTTAGTAATTAGGTTCGCATACTTTAGTTTTATTAAGGGTGTTTTTTGTATTGTGTTTGAATTTACTGATCTTTGTGTGCCTTGTGTCGCAGACCCTCCCTCTGTAGTTCCGGTGTAAGAGGGATATAACATTTGCACGAGGACAGAACACTTGTGAAGATTGTTCTTTGCATCCTCAAGATCATAAGCTGGGATATCCCAAGCGACATTGATTGTCCTTGTTGTGTTATCAAAAGTTGCAACTGGATCAATACGTCCATAAACTTTTTCTTGATTCCAAGAAGATTGAAAATTCTGCGAGAAAGAAGTTAAAAAAGCCTTGAAAGCAACAACCCTCTCATTAATCATGCTCTGAAATATAAGCACAGCACCTGTATCAACGGCGTATTTACTTGATGAGTCTGATGATTGAAAATGGTGATTTGGTATCATTGTTTATTCTCTAACTATTTGATGTCATTGTTCTGACAATGCTGCCTTTAACTTTGGCATTGAATTGTTCCCCGTCGATCTCAAGCACGAGGTTTGGAGCGAATGAGTTGTTTATATTGTTACTTATCTGAGTTGCACCAGCAGCGACGATTCTAGCATTATTTGCGCTATCCGCTGCTTTGCCTGCTGATATCAAGGCAAGGTTTGTTAAAGTAGCTCTGGCGTCAACTGAAACATCTTCAAACTGTCCTAATGCGGCTGCCATCGCTTGAAGTCCCGCTATTGGTTTCTCAAAGGTAGACATGGATAAATTCTCTAAGTTTCCCCCCATCTCTTGAAATGATTGTGCTAGGGCGACATTTGCCTCTATCTGATTTGCTTTTGCTTCCTCTTGTTTTGCAGTTGCCTCTTGAAATATTGAGTACACGCCCACCAAAGCACCGATCGCTGCTGTCACTGCTGCGAGACCAAGAAGAGCTTGTGGGGTTGCGAGTGCTGATAAAAATGCCGATACACCTTTTCCGGCTGCGGCACCTCCTGCCGCTGCTCCGGGTCCTGCTGCTGCGATCAAACTCATACCAGATGCTAAACTACCCATTACACCGCCTACAGCAGATATAACTTTAAATCCAACGAAGGCACCCGTCACTATCATGAGGCCAGCACCCACTGCTCGGAGTGTTTCGGGTTCAAATTGTTCCAAGAAATCTCCAACTGCGTCAAGAACAGCGTGCATGCCCTCCAAGAAAGGTGTCACAACTGGAACAAATCTTGAGAACAATTGCTGAAATTTTTGTTGAAGTGGAATTGTTGCTTCTAACGCTTGATTAAATTCTTCTTGTATGTTTGCTGCCTCGTCCATACGTGACTGCTGTGCCGTAAACTCTGCTAAGTTCATTCCAAATATTCTCTGTGCCTCAGATAGATCACTGATTCCTGCTGCGGCTGCAATCGCTCTTTGTTCGAATCGACCAAGCTGATCGAATGCAACACCAGTTGCCTGAACTGATCGAATAAGAGATTCTATTCTCTCGTCCTCAGTCATCATTAACATTTCTGTTGAAGAAATTTGAGTCCCAAGGATCGCATTCAATTTACCAGCAGTTTCAGCAGAATCGCTAAAGGTATCAAACTTTCCTGCTAAATCTAAAAGTTTACTGGTTTCAATACCAGCCAAACGAGCAGCACCTGCTAAGCCCTCAAAGACATCAACCGCTCGATCCCCAAAAACAGCCAATGTGGGAAGTGCCGCTTGAAAATCTTTTGTTATTTTAGAAGTTGAGATCCCTATTCTTGGACCCATCATTGCAAGTTGTTTTGTCAGTATCTCAGATTCTTCAGTAGATTTTCCAAGGTTTGTTGAGAAAAAGTTTAGAATATTTGCTGCTGATTGGCCATCAACTCCTAATTTTCCAAGTTGTGACGTAAGCTCAACAAGCGATACTTGTGTTGCCTCTGATTGATCTCTAAATCTTATAAAGCCTTCAAATAGTGCCTGTGTTGCTGTGCCGGACTCTTCAAGTGTTACACCAAGAGCACGACTATTTGCTTGAGCCTCTTGGATGACTCCAGAAAATCCTCTACCGGCACCAGTGGCTGCTGCAAACTTTGTGCTGACTTGATCTAATTGTATTAGATTTTGAACCATTGCCTCAGCAAAAGAAGTAAATACTGCTGCGACTGCGTTTGAAATATTAAATACAGATACAAATGCCCTAGCAAACTCCGCTTGCTTCTCGGCGTTGCCTTTCAATTCTTCTCCAAGACTCATGGATCGAGTAACTAAACCAGCCATGCCACTACTGCTCATGCCTATGTGCGTGGCTATACTTTCAAAAGTACTTCTGTACTGTTTGCCCTCATTATTGGAAACTTCAAGAAGACGACTGTTTTCCTCCTGCATGGCATTTAAACCAGCAGCATCGGCAGCAAGGTCTCCAAATGTTTCTTTTAATCTTTCAAGGACCTCAAGTTTTTCTGCCTCATTGGCAACTCCATTAAGAGCTGCTTCCTCGATTTGTTGTAAGAGTCTAAGGTCCTCTTGATTTTGAATTAATTTTTGTCGATTTATTTCTTGGATATCGCCAACAGCCCTAGCAATCCTCTCTTGGAGCTCTGCTTCTTCTCTTTTGGCATTAACACTAGCCTCAAGTTCCGCTGTGGACTCAGGGGCTTTTGCTGCTTTTAGTTCTTCAAGTTCTTTCTTAAGCTTGTCAAACTCTGCCTTTTCTGCTGGGGTCATCGCCATTTATTATTCCTCGTCAACAAAGGGCCATGTAATCCCAGTGGCACCCTCAAAGTCATCAATTGCCTGATTTAGTACAACTCTATGTTTTGTAGTCATTGGATGGTCTTTACCAAACTCTGTGTAAGCCTCTAGATAATTCTTCTCTGCCATGATTGCATTCGCATATGCCTTGACATCTTCAACATCTCCACGGATAACAAAGTTGAGAGAATTTTCTTCGTTCAAATTTGCAACCATATCGACATCTTTTCCGTAGATATACTTTAAAAGTGTCTTATTCCAAGCGCCAAACGCCTTCATCCAAGATTCGGTTAATAGTTTAGGATTTCGTGTAAAATCGATCATAGCAAGTTCTCCATGTTATAAATAGTTTTATAAACAAAATGCCCTTGCGGGCATTAGTTCATTTCTTCATTGCTTTTTCGTAAGCCTTCGTTTCATCCTCAAAATGTTTTTGTAATCTTTTTGAAAACCAGTTACGTAAACCTACGGGTAAATTGTATGCTTCAATAAAAGACCATGAGCCGTGATGCGTCAGAAAGAAGAACTGCTCGTATACGGCCTCCATGTATTTATCGGTCAGGCCAAAGAAAGTCTGCCCCGAAAGGCACCTCCAGTTCTTGCTCATGACCGCAAGACCGGCATTTAAAATTGTGTGTTACTTTAATATCTGGAGAAACCATTTTATACGCTAATCTTAAATGTCTAGCATCTCGAAGTGGCATATTATCGACATAATGATTAATAGTGGTTCTCTCAGTTAGATTCTCGACTGAAACAATCATTCTTTTATATTGATCTGTCATTGTGGTTTCTTCAAGGCCGCCCTTCGCTTTGTTTCTATTTAATTCGCTTATATACTTTTCATCCTTACCCGTCAGAAGTCTGACCTCAACTGTAAATTTACTGAATGGCATTGTTATCAAAAATGTTCCGTTTTCTGTCTTTGTGATCCCAAGATCGGTGTCATATTTTGATTCAAGTATCTTTGGGGAGGACAAGTCAAAACACATTTCAGATTTTGTAGAACAGTTGGGACAAGCGACTTGAGTTTCATATTCATTTCCGTAACCCGAGGCTCTAGCAGCGATTAAAATAGCATTCTTGTCACCGATTAAAAGGTCATCAACATTTATATTAGTATCACAGATTATGTTCTGCATGAATCGATCGACTGCGATGCCCTTTTTCAATAATGTAACTGAGGTCAGTATATCCTCTTCTTTTGCTGTCATATACTTTATTTCTATTACATCTTTATCTTTCAGGGGATGTCCTTCAGCGTATCCTTGACCTTTTGATGGTAACTCAACAAACTCAGTTGGAGCTACAAAAGTAAGTGGTGATACCACAGGCGCTGGTGCAGTTGCTGTTTCATTCTGATCGCCAGCACCTAAGCGATCCATATTATTTCTAATTGACAAGTTTCACCTCTGTTATTATTGTTCATCTAGTTCAGCCCAATCATATCCGATTGTGAGCTGGATGGTAACCAAGTTGTCTGAATCATAATCAAGGTCACCAAAATTTATTGCTTTTATAAAAGCACCATTTAATCTCCAAGTTTCAAGAGCGAGACCTTTACTATCTAACTGTTGAATTGTCAATTCATCTAAGTATTCAGATATGGCTTTTTTTGAAACGCCCTCTAAGCCTTGAAAATTTGTTGGATAATCGTACCCAGTGCTTCTGATTCTGTTAAGAAGTTCTCGGGTTTTATCACCAGTATCGACTGTGATTATTGTTATATCATTCCAAGTAAGCGTATTTGGATATTTAAACTTATGATTTACAAGTAAATGTTCTGTGTTTGAGATCTCGAATGATGGTTTGGTTACAGTTTTAGCCCAATACCAAACAGCCTCGCTATCATCTGTGTTTCTAACAAGAAAGCGAAACTGTCGGGTTGGCTCTGTGAGTTGAGAGGACCAAAATGCCATTTAAACTCCGTTAGGTTGTGGGTGGAACACCTAATTGAAACTGTGTACCAGCGGCTTGGGCCTCGGCATCAGCTCCCGGACCAAATTCACAAGAGGCCCAGTCATATCTGATTTCTAATTCAACTGTTCTAAGTGCGTCATCTTCATAAGATAGATCACCGAACTTGACAGATTTTACAAAAGCATTATTCAGAGTCCATTTTTCAATAAAATCTCCGTCTGCATTAAGAACTTGTATTAATACATCTCCAAGTCCACTGCTTACTGCTTTAACTTTTGAGATGGTTTCTGCTTGAACGCTACCAACATCTACTGTGCCGTCTGGGATCATATATCCAGAACCAATCAAGTATTGATTAGTTTTGAAAACTGCATCTGGTGACACAGGGTCTACCAAAGTTAAATTAACTGTAGACCATGATACTTTACCCGGAAAATAATACTTGTTTCCAAGGAATGAGTGCTCTACTTCACCAACATCAAATGAAGGGGTGTTTACACTTTTCGCCCACCATATAACCTCAGAGTCGGCTCCTGCTCCAATTTGAACTAGAAAGCGAAATCCTCTTTTAGGTTCGACGTCTGCGGTTGACCAGAATGTTGCCATAATTAATACTCCCTTTTACAATAAATAGTCATGATTAGAATTCAATACCTGATCTCGTGATAATAAAGTCCACAGCGATGAACTCTATTGCCCGTGCAGGCTTGATAAAGACCTTAGCGTAAAGAATATTTCTATCAATTAGGTCTGGTGTGGTTGTAGTATTATCAAGTTGTACTTTAAACTCTACGATACCACCTTGTGATTTGATTTGGCCGAGCACACGATTTGCACGTGTTTGAAATCTATTCCATGTTGCATTGATATTGTTATCAAACAAAATTGTATCGGCGATTTCTCCAATTCGCTTCTTAACAAAGATCATCAAACGACGAACATTTATTCTATCAAGAGCGCTTGGAAGTTGTTGCAAAGTCTTTTGCCCGAAGATAACAAACTCACCCTGCAATCTAGCGATTGGATTAATGTCAAGTTCATACAGGTCATCTCGATTTGCTTTGTTAAGTGTCTCGGCAACTGATGATACCAAGGGTCCGTCTGCTCCGCCGAGTTGACTAATGCCGCCTCTATTGAAACCAGCAGGTGCGAACCATGGGAAAGACAACTTCTGTGATTTTGCAATTGCGCCGATAGCAGCAACTGTCGGAGGAACAGTAACAATAGTTCCATTACCACCGGGATCTTGAACCCTAACATGTGGGTGATAAGCAGCAGCATATGAAGAATCAAAGTTTCTGGCTCGCGCTGATGATATAACATCGGCAGTTGTTCCAGCAGATTCAGTAGAACTTGTTTCTGAGGCAGGTGTATAGGCACTTTCAAGATCAATGAGAGCCAAGCAATCTTGTCGATCGTCAGCTATTTCAATCATTCTATCAGTGATTGCTTTTTTATTAACACCCGGAATAGCCAATATATCCATATCAACGGTGTCTTTATCGGCTGCCATGTCAAGCGCTTTATTAACTGTGTAGAAAGCGTAACTTGTGGCATCAGATGTTCCAATACCTTGTCCTGTAACATTATTAAAAGGTTCAAGTTGTCTGATGTCAACCCCATCAAACCCTCCAAAGAATGGAACAACATACTGCTTGACTTTTTGTGTCTGAAGTAATTCTAAAGTTCCATTTGTTGCAGTGCGTGAGGTACCGGCAGCACGAGAACCAGACTCATAATGGAAAAGCCCACTAGTAGAATCTCGCACGATATCATCCAAACTAAATACAAATGAAAGCTCAACCGAATCAGATGCAGTATCTCCATGTATGTCAAGCCCAGCCGGAAGATCCCTAATAATCTCTCTATAGCTTTGATCTAGAGTTACAGAACTTGAAAGCGTTTGATTAACACCAAAGAAGTCTGTTTTTTGATAATTGGTGTCAAGAGTACCTTTTGAGTTAATAGTGGTAAGTCGTAATTGTGGATATTGTAGAGTAACACTTGTATAAGTACCAAGATTCGCAAAACCACCTGCGCTACCTAAATTAACTGTTGGAATTGACCCAGACCCAAGAGCAAATGATTCAGTCTGAGATGTATTTACGTCAGCAAATTCTGAAGCGTCGGTAGATCCTGATTTGATACTGAAATCTTTTAGTTTTCTAGGACCAAAGTATCCAAATGGAAGTGCTTTAGAATCTTGTGGTAAACCATTGTTCTTAAGTGCATCGGCCATTTCTACTCGAATATAATCGGATTGATTTGGGTACTCTCCTTCAATATTAAATTTGAGATCTGTGTCACTCCAAACCATATTCATATCACCAATTCTTTTGACGATATAATTTTCTGTTGTAGGATTGAGGTTAAGATTTGAAAATGTCTCAACAACTGATTTATCAGACCACTTTCTAACTCTGACGCTGAAAGTTGAATTTGGATTTACTGTAGTTCCTAAAGTGAGGTCCTCAATCGTAACATAGTAATTATTTTGGAAGCTTTCACCATCATGCAAAGAGGCTAATCTAAAAAGTTTTTCCATTTGTGCTGGATTGTAGCTTGAATTATCAGAGTTTGGATCTCTGTTAATAAAGAAACCGGTCTTTGCAGGCTTAGCAGGTTCTCTATGATCTTGAAAAAGTTTAGGAGTTCCATCTTTCGAGCCAAGACCTAAAATCATAGCGAATTGATTATTGGCTCCTGTTGTGGTAATGGTTCTGTTAACCATTTCATCGTAAGTTTCACCCAAAAACAAAGTCTCAACTTCACCTGTTGGAGTGATATTGCTATTGATTTTATAAGCATCAGTATTGAATACATTTCGAATGTAATTGTTAGCAGTCTGATCGAAAGAGAAAATCTTTGTGTCTCTAACGCTGCCATCAGTATTTTTAATTACTGCTCTGTATTCTTGGTCTCCAGCAGAAATAAACATTTTTGCCGCAGCAGTGTCAACGAGACCATCTACTTTTATAGCGACTGCGCCTGATTGTTGAACCAAGGTTCCAGACAATTCGATAGAACCCTCTTTGAGATAGAATACTGCTGCCAAACATCCGGGTCCAAGTGCAGATCCTCCAGAGCCACTATTAACCAAAAACAGTCCATAGGCACCACCATTAGTGGTATTTAATTCAGTTTGGCTTTTTGTGGTCTCCCACCCAGCTTTACCAGCATCGGCGACACCAGTTTCTTCATCTCCCAAAAGACGAATAAAAGTTATTGGAGATTCTTCGCTAGCAAGCCATGCTTGTGCTGCTATAGCACCATATTGTGGTGATACAGTATTTCCATATCTCCAAGTGTCTGGTCTAATACTGGTGGGTCCATATACTGGTTCACCAAAGATTGCAACAAAATCATCAAGTGATTTAACTCTAACTGGCTTATTAGCAGGTCCTCTAATGGCTCGGCCAATGATAAGTGGCCCGTCTCCCTCTAGGGTGGTTGGTACTGTGCTCTGGTCTATCTCAGTTAGTTGCACACCCGGAGAAACAAAATCAAATCTTCTAGGCATTAAAAAACTCCTTGTCTAAAACAATATTTCATAGTAAATAGTATAATGTTGCGGCAAAGGCATTTATTCTCTATATTTACCCCTACCGTCATTCCATGGTTGTTTGTCCCCTAGTATAGTTCTTTCTCTGGATATTTTTACATCTACTAAGTTTTCTCTAATAATAGCTTTTGGCTTCTCTCTATTTGGACCTTCACCCAAAAGATGACCTAGAACTTTTATTTGAATCTTTGTTAGAAAGAATCTTTCGCCTTCTCTAAGATTTGTGGCGTTGGTATCGGGGCTAAAATCTTGTTGTATGAACGCCTCATATCTATGTCCCTCGTTTTCAAAAAAGAAATTATTAATTCCACCTGTTTTTGTTATAAATGGCAGCATTAAAGTATTCATTTGTTGTACGTATTCAGTCCTGATTGACACATCATACATAATTGAAACATATGTTGGGACTGGTAACTCGATGGTCTCAAACACGACTTTATTATTATCAACCTTTCCGGTTTGGCTTTTGTTCTTTGTTTGTTTTGATGCCTCTATACCAGCAAAATTTCTTGTTTTTATTTGCTGTATTCGAGACGCAACTGGTGTGGCGCCACCTTTATAATCTGTGTTTTCATAAATGTGTGCATAATGAGATCCTCTAAAAGTGGGATCTTTTGTCATAGAAGCGCGATTCACTGTCATCAACGGCAATATTAAGTGGCCGCCTGAATCTCTGATATCTTTATTATTCTTAAATTGAAAAGCACGCTCCGCTGTCAACCATAACACTGGTACTTTTCGAAATCCTTTATTAGAAGTAACATGAAGATTTAGAGTATCATTAATATAGTTATAGAAACCAACGTCAATAGTCTCAATTGTCGAGGGTAAAAATGGTATCTCTCTTGTGCTTGAATCGCTACTCACTGTCAAATAACCCCTCTCTTGCGTCCATACATTTTGCTATAATTTCAAACTGATGCTCTATCTGTCCGAATAATTGTTTTGGCTCAATCAATCTGTTGATTTCATAGAAGGCTTGACCGTATCTAACAAAGTCTCCTTCTCTAACAAAAAGATTCTGATCCTCTGTAAGTCTTCTTCTATGAAAATTAATTGTTATTGTTTCGTGCTTGTCTACGCCTATACCATCAAGAAAATCAGTTTCTAGTCCACCATATTCTACGAGAGCATATACTCTAACAGGATGTAAAAATGTTTTTTCAATTGCCTCCCCGTATATTGGGTGATAATTTGTTCGGTCAATGTCAATCGGAAAATAAAGGACTTGCTGGCCAATGACTCTCTCGATGATCTCGTCGTTGACTTGCTTGACGAGGTTTCTTTCCTTCTCTCCAAGAAAGAGAGGAGGTGGTGGAGATGCAGGTTTAGACCATTTATTTTCTGCCATTTATTTATCCTCGTAGCATACGAACTTTCATTCGTTGTTTGTTTTCATTTGTATTTCTATCTTTAAATCTCTTAAGAACATTTTTAATGAAGATCTCTCCTCGCTCGGTCTCCAAGGCTTCATTGGCTGTATCACGATTGTCAAACTCTGTCAGCCAGACCTCAAGGGCTGCTTCTGATTTCTTTGAATAAACTTCATCGGAACCTGCTTTAAGATTAAGTGGGAATGAGGCAGCGATATTTCCTTCATCCTCAACGACACTTTCTAATGTGGTATATGTATCTTCTTCTCCAACAGTTATCGGGAAAGTGTATGTGCTCAANGCAGATCTGTCGCCAAGTAGNGTCACGTACATAAGTCTTACAAATTCTCTTTTAACTAGGGAGTCTTGNTTCAAAGCGAGAATGAATATACCAACATCTTCTGGTGGTAAACCTGCCTTTATCATCCATTCGGTATCTATCTCTGCATAGGATTCAAATTCTACCTCTGAATAATACTCTACGTTGGTTGCCTCGTAGTAGTCCATATCAACCATCACAGGTTGCCAATCTCCAACAGAGCTGTCGGGCTCCAGATGTTTGTTTAGAATGCGAGTGATTCCAAAATCAGAGTCTGTGCCGTAACTAGATACATTTAAAACCATTTGAGCGATCGCATTAAATCCATCCTCAACATAAGGATCGGTAAAGAGATCAAAACCAAATCCACCATTTCGATTGGAATCACCAACAATTCGTAGTATCTCTCTTATATTGTCCTCTTCCACAATAAATAGGTTAATGTCAGCCGCCGCCATTTCCATCTGGAGGTTATTGAATTGGAGTTCAAGGTAAGGAGTATCGAAAGTGGCATTGGAATACATTGGAATTATAGCATCAGGATAAACTTGATCGTCATTAAACCAAACGGCAAATGCATCACTATGCCCTTCAAACAAATCAGAGATATCACTATAGTTATCTCTGAGAACCTCGTCAGTTATTGGAATCCTAACATATGCTTCGACATCAATTGAGTCCATGTATGGATACTGATCATCATCCATATATGCATCGGCTTTTATTATATATCTAGTAGGACCACCCAATTCATTAACAGCCGACTGAATCATTTGATTTAGATCCTCTTCGGACAAACCTGTTTTGAATCTATCTTTTAGCTCCCTCTGAAGTGTGCGATCGTAGTTAAGATTACCGGGCATTGTTATTTTTGCTGCATCTATATTCAGAGCACTTGCAAACATGAGAGGCATATTATCTCTAACGGTCGCTCCACCATCTTCATAACTTCCACCAAACCTTTCAAAGTTTTCTAGAGGAAAATTTAAGTCTCCATCGTCAAATCTGTCAACACCATCAGAATTAGCAATCTTGTTGATCTCGTCTGTTTGTGCGGCGGCAACAAAATTACGAACATATGTGTTAAATCTAGCGGGGGCTTTTCCATATGTCTTTTGATCCGGAACAGCAACTCGTGTTATTTCTCCTGTCTCAGGATCTGTATATGCTACATTCCTAATTCTTACACGAGCAACGGGTTCAACAAATCCTTCAAATCTATCATCATCAACAAACAATTCTTCATCACCAATTTCATCAAGGGCCTCTTGTGTCGCTTCAAGCTCAACATCTTCAAATGATTTTGCTGGGACAGCATAGGCAATCATTCCGTTAGCATAAGCCTCGGCAAGAGCACAAATGTTATACTCGTCAAAGCCTTGTGTATCTCCCTTTCTAGAGGGTGGAGAGTGACAGGAGGTAACCTGAACGAAGTCAGACATTCGGAATACATCAACTGGATGTCTTGAGAAAATTACATAAGTGGGCTCAAAAAGTCTGTCAAAATTAGATTGTATTTGGTACATCTCTCTTTCGTCGCTTATCAATTTAGAATAATCCTCTAGGTCCTCTAATAGGTCCTCGGTTCTTGTATTCTCTTTGTTGGCAAGATATTCATAAGTAAAACCAGAATATGCGCTAAAATAAAGATTAATTCCTGTTCTCATTTTGGCGACCAATGCTCTTGCTGGAAGTCCATATTTCTTGCCAAGTGCTTGTAACCCCCTTCTATACTCATCAGTCAGTTCACCTTGGATTACCCCATCTGGTGATTTGGATTGTATCTCATCCCTCAAAGCATTTTGTTCTTCATATGATCTTTCGCTAATGTTTTTCCTCTTTTCAAACATTGAGGGTATACCCTTTGAGGCGAAAGCGTTCATTTTCTGAATGAGCTTTTGAAGAGTCATCTTCACATATTGAGGATTCCTAATGTATTGTGGCTGCACTTCTGATGATCCATCATTAGGGTCATATTTGGGATTGGGCTTTATTAATGTATATTCTTTATATAGTTCGATAGCCCTATCGCCCTCATGATCTGCAAGATTCCAACCAAACTCACCGAGTCTTTTGATCATTTTTCCAAAAGGGTTCGC